TTAAAGACCCCATTCGAACTCCTCCTCTTCATTGTAAACTTCAGAAAACTGTTCTGTGTCAAGAATAACTTCAATAAATGTTCCTGGATAAACCCCTTGATTCATATAAGAGTTTACCCTAATATGTCCATCTTCATTCTTCTCACATGTTAAAACACCATTAAATGAACGAATTTGAACCTCTCCATTATAGTTTAAAACCACATTATGAATCAAGGTATGCAATCCTGCACCACGATTACTTGGTTGAGATTCCGAAGAAATTCCTTCTTGAATTGCTAATTCAAGAGCTTGGCTATCATCTAATGAAGGGTGGATTCTTCGAATTGTATTGGGTATACCTACTCCAAAATCAGATATACTAATTTTGATCTTACTTATGTTCGGAAAATGCTGCGCAAAAATACAACCAATGTTTTCATTAGCATGATCCTTAATATTGTTGAATATCTCCCCAAAGCACATTTTAATATCATTAAAAGAATCCAAAATTAAATTCGTTCGTCCAGAAAGCCATGGAGCAAAATTCATCTCTAACCACTGATGACTACTTTCAACTGTTACATCTTGTAACTTTAAAGTTGTAGGTCTAACACTAGAATTAGGATACAATGTACGATCTACTAATGGATAAAAGAACATTGCATCATCTAAAAATTTTGTTGCATCTGTGCTTTTTTTAGGATATACGATAGTAATTTTAACATTTCTTGCTTGAAGCCACTTCACTATATTTCTTAATATTGTAACACCTGCTGGTTCAATGAAATTAAGATTTGTAAAATCCAACTCAATTTCTTGACTTTTAGGTTTTAAATCTAGATCAATGACCTGATTAATAAAGTAATTCATTGTATCTCTTTTGAAGCGATACGGTATCTTAACTTCTAACAATATCTACACATCCCATACTCTGATGAGTTGATTATACTAAAAAATATACAAATTGTGTATATTTTTTTATTTTATGGTTTTCTAACAATACAAAAAAGCCCTGATCAATAGACCAGGACTAAAATACATTTATTATAGGTGGCAACTGTAAGACCTTGTTCTTTCATTTCAAGGATTTTTCTAAAGTTTGTTTTGTTTTCGGTCCGTAAATGCCATCAGCTCTAAGTCCATGCATGAGTTGGAATCGCTTGACCGCATTCGCAGTTTTCGGTCCATAATAGCCGTCAATGCCGTTATTTTTTGCCCCTTTATCAGGGTAGAAATACACAGCAGCCAGAGCCTCCTGTAATGCTTTTACACCAGCGCCCTTTGTCAAAGGCTTTGTTATTTTAATGATGCCAGATGGTAAGTTAAATGACTTTTTAGACGTGCTTTCCTTTGGCTTGGATGATGTATTGTTCACAGGTGTCGCTTTCGGCGGCTTTGCTGTTGCCTTTTTTCCTGTATGAGCAGTTGCAATACCCGCCTTGAAGCTGTCCCAACGATTCAACAACTTGCGAGGACAATTCTTACCACTCCATCTCTTATGTGGCACAACATTGGCCAGCGGAATACCTTGATCCTGCATCAGCTGACGAATTAGCCATTGAGCGTTCTCAACTGCCTTCTCAAAGTTACCATCAGCATTTTCACAGATTTCAATGCCGATCGACTTCATGTTTCCAGTTCCCCTACCATCTCCTGCATGCCAGCCGTTTTCGTTTAACGGCAGATGTTGATAAATGACTTTATCATCCACTGTAAAATGCCAGCTTGTAGCTGTATCAGGTTTTTTCACATAATTAACATGACGCAAGGCATTTGCTCCTTGATCAGTGTTAGCTGTGTTATGGACTGTAATATATAGCGGCTTCATGTAATTGCCTGGTCTGTTGCGGTTACTCTTTGGAATAAAATCTTTAATGATTTTCACCATGTTCATCGTCTCCTCTGATCAATTTAATATAAAAAGAGCCACCTCAATGGCAGCTCCTTACTTCGTTAATCCTTTTTGTTTCAGGATTTCTTTTTGTAACTTGCCTTTGTCAGTCACATAGTTGTTTTTAAACCATGCCACCAGGGTTGTTACGATTGTGAAGATCATTGAGAAGGCAAGGTACAACGTTTCAGCCAACGAAGTGACTTGGTCCTCACTGATCGGCAAAATAGGTTTACCAAACACGATAAGCGCCTGGTTGCTTAATGCCATAAAAAGAAGCACTGTACGGATCACAGTGCCTTTGTCGAAGTTTTTCATAATTGTTTCCTCCTATTATTTTAAATTCCGTTCAATTTTATCGAGCTTGTCGATCACGACGTCATACTTCTCACTAAACTTTGCTAACACATCATTTTGCGCTTCGATTTGTTCATTGAGCTTGTTTTCACGCTCTTTAGTTGTATTGAGAACATAAAACAGTACCCAGCAAAACAACACCGCAAATGGTCCTTGTGTCATCAAATATTGAGCCAAATCCATTTCCACCACACTCACCTACTCCCTCACTTGATCACCCCCTTAAAGAAGGCAAAATAAAAAGCCCCTCTAGGCTTCGTACTGTTCTCCCGTTATTTCTTGATAGTCTTCTTTGTTAATCCAACCGATTTCTACATAAAAGGCAATGTCTTCAGGACCGTAACACTTCCACTCCCAAAACTGCTTTATATCTGCAACTGTTGGATATATCATGATTTTTCACCACCCTTCAACTCCTGAATCTCAGTCATGAGTTGGGCCAATTGTTTCGCCATTTGTGCTTCGCGCAGTTTGGCTGCAGCTGCTTCCTTTGACAGTTCAGTCAATTGTTTAGTTAAGACCGCATTTTGCTGCTTTAGTAACTCAATATCATACGGCGGTTGCTCTGTTTGTAAGCTATCAATGTATTCTTGGGTTGCCGACTCACTCCATGTCTTACTTGAAGGATTGTATTTTGCGATGTACAACCCTTCTTGCGGTTGAACATCTGTAAAACCCTCTGGAATTTCAGCATCATCGGGTATTTCTTTATCTCCACCAGGTATATACTTAAATTTCTCATCGTACGCGTATATTGGCTTCATATGGTTTATCCCTCCTTTGCCTTAAACATACAATTCACGACAATAAACTCAGTATTGCTGCTTGTGCTTTGTATGCAAAAACGGCCATCAGTTGCGATATATTGTCTACTATATTGAGGTCCTTTAAAACCACCAGTACTTGAAGCGACTCCAAGATTATAGAATGGAGCAACTGGTTCACATCCTTCTGGTAACGTAAAGGCAGGTACATCACCTAATGTTCCTCCGGCAATTGCTCCCTTAACAGTAACAGTTCCAAGCGCATCCTTTGCAACACGTACCCGATAATCATTATTGACCTCAGATTGATATGTTTTCCAACCGTTGCCGATTGTAGGGTACTTCCAATTGAGTTTTGCATCTGCGTCAGTAATAACACGTTTCCAACCTGTGAAATTCCCCTCTGTATGGACTGTTCCGAACCAATGTAAATTATCAAAGCTTCGACAGACATGAATGTCTTTTCTTGTTACAGCAGTATCAACATCGATATTAAACCAACCTGAATCATTGGTTGTCGGCATGTTTGTAAGATATTGACCAGCTGCATAATAACGGCCAGGAGGCAATGATAAGACATCTGTTCCGTTTAATACTTTGGGGAGCGGTTTTCGTTCACCCGAATCTTGAGTCAATTTATAGAGTTGGGCATTGTTCCATTTATCTTGTTCAGCTATTGTCGGGAGCCTCGTCCAAGTGATAGATATATGGTTGGAATTATAGTAGAAGTAGTATGCATTACCTGACGTGTCTACCGCAAAGCCAGTCCCAATCTTATCTTGGCCAACTGTCTGTATTCCTCTTAAATAGGCGTTACTAGGGGCAGGGGAATCTTCTACCCCTGGGGATGCAATGAAAGTACAGGTCCCCTTGTCTTTTATCGCATCAAAAATACTTCCGTCAGTTGGAACAGAGATCAAGTATTTGCCGTCATCAGCTGTGATTTTATATAGCTGTGATTCATTCCATTTCTTCTTCTCTGCTTCAGATGCATGCGGCTTGGTGTCATCAATATGGCCAATGATCTGATCTAACAGTCCAGAGTCATTTTCAAGCAACACTCTAACCATGTCATTGAACAGATCCGCATGAGCCTTGTCACTTGTTTCAAACACTTTAGGAGATTTAATATCCATCGATGAGCACTCCTTTCCTAGTAAATATCATCAATCTCAAAGATGAATTCAATGTCGCCATCTTTTTGCTTGTCTGTCATGGTACGAATGGCTGTAAACTTTCCATCTTCATCAACAAGAGCTAATTCGTTGATCACTTCTCCAGCAAGCTCTCCTTCAGCGATGGTGCATGTGTACCGGATCTTCGCCGGCTCCATAAACTCGTATGAATCAATCTCCTTTTGAACAAGTTCCTTTTTAAGTTCTTGTTCAGTGCCGTCTAGTGAGATCGGTTTCCCATCCTTCGTCCCACCATTCCCAAAAGCCATCTTAACCACTTTCGTGAGCTTCGTTCCCTCCGCTCTAGCCTTCGCCATTTGTTGGCGAGCATAAAGCGTTGTAACGGTTAATTGATCAGCCATTATGATCCTCCTTTATAAATCTATTTGTTTGGACGTGGCAGCTAGATATTTTGAACCGTCTAGCGGTACCGATCCATCAAGCGTCCAATATTTCTGCTTAATGATTACACTTCCGCTTTGCTCATTTGATACATGAGCAGCCATGCGGAATGTCATTTTCTTTTTTTCTTTCCTAACATGATTAAAGCGAGATCGAAGCGTGAGAGCTGCTTGTTGATCCGTTTCGTTTCTGGCTCCTACCAAGACATATCTTGTACGGCCAGAAACTTTCTTTTCTTTTATGAGCTTCATAGCCAATTTTAAAGACTGCCTAAACCGAACAGGAATGTCAGTAGAATTGCGCGATCCGCTCAAATAAAAAGTGCCGTTCAGTAAAAACTCCCCATTGAGTAGGATCGGGATGTGATCAAAGAAGCCCACTCTGCTGCGCAGTGTGAGCCGGTTATGATAGTCTTTGATTTCATGAACATCAGTATGATGAACGCTTGTAAATTTGTAAGCCAAGTGAGCCGGTTTCAAGTTTTCAAGCGTCTCTACAATGTATCTGGTGTTCTGTAGGTCATCCAAATTAACACGAAGGGAGAAATGATAGCGGCCAGTTGTTAGACGAACCACTGCGCTAGGGTTCTTCAAGAACCGATTGACTGCCCTCTCTAAAGAAGCATAAGTGATGGGTGGAATGTTGGACATGAGATTCAATATACGTGCCCTGCGCAGCTCAATAGAATCACCTGACTCCCGCTGCACCTTCAGCATCCTTTCCCAGCGATTAAGCCCCCACGTCGCAGTGAGCGGAAAAAGCTGATCAGTCATATCAAAAATAGAATCATCTAGCCTTTCCATCTCTGGAGCTTCGGATTTCATGAGCTCATCAAAATCTGTGATCTCTGTAAGATAAGCAGGAAGGTAAGCTTTCATTTCATCAAGCTTGCTCAATGACGTTCACCTGCCCTAGACGCGGAATTTCAATGTCCTGAAGCGGCAAGTTTTTGGCTTCACCGTTGATCAACACATCCGCATAATCAGAGACACTATCCGCATGATACAAAATGTCATTGATCGCTGACATTCTGATCACATTTTCTTCAAAGGCAAGTGATTTTAGAAGCGCTTTGACCTTCTCTTCAATCTCCTCTTGTGCATCTTCAATGGAGTAATCCATTTTAAGCTCCACAGATACAGACACCTCTACATCTTTCCATTTGGCACTTTCAACGGTTGCGATCGCTCCAATCGGTGCTTGACCTTCCCCTTCTCCTGGAACTGGATCAATGTACTCTTGGACCTTATTGACGAGCAGATCCGTCGCAACATCAAAATTCCCATCTGTGATGACAACTTTCACTGTGCCTTCCCCATTCCAGAGAGGAAAAACCTTCGCTCTCCCAACTCCTTCTACTTCTTCAGCCCACTTTTTATAGTGTGCTTTGTTGGCACTGACAGCTTCACGTCTTGCCCTCATCAAGTACCGCTCATAAAGAGCTTCATCATCTTCTTCCTCTTGCCCTGGTATCTTCAATTCTTCAAAGATGACAGACTCTAATCCTGGTATGTTATCGAGCGATAGGAGAGGTAGTTCTGCAAAATTCCCGTTTCCTATAGAACCTGATGTTTCACATTTCAGCGTGCCGTCAGATTGATATTGAAAATATAGACTGTCAATGTAGAACCTTGAGCCAATTGGTATTCTGATTCCTTCAGGCGAGACTTCAACGGACCATACAGCACTTGTGGCCTGTTTACGCGTGATCCCCACTTCAGCAGCTCGTCTATCTAAAAATTCTCCCTGCGCTGTATCCGCAAAGACAAGATCGAATACCTGATCTAGCCATATATAAGATTGAGCAAGTTCCGCAGCTGCAGGAGCCAACGCATTCCATATCACGCTGTTTTCACGTTTATCAATATCATCGGGTATACGTTCCAGCATTCGCTCCATGATGGCTTCATAAGACTGTTCTTCAAACATCTTCGCCAATCACCTCCTCGATCTCCAAGGTTCCCTCATCTGTCACCACTTCAAATATCACCTTAAAGGCTGCCCCCTCTTTAGTGATCTCAAAATCTTGAACACTTTCGATTCTCTCATCAACAAGAAGTGCTTCTTCAATCAGCCGCGGGATCTCCATCTCCTTGTATTCGTCCGTTGATTCTTCATCAGAAACAGCTTCCTGCACTTCGCATCCTACGTCATGGCTATAAACAGCATGCGAATATCGTTCAGTTCTAAGGGCCATATAGACAAATTGGCGAATGGCATCAAGACCATTGATCTTTTCATTGGTTAGACGTCCTGACTCGAAGTCGATACGGTAGGTGGTCGAAGGTTCAACAATATCCTCTTCATCCTCCTCGAAATCTTCAATTTCTTCTTCTGGAGAGAGTGCCATCATGAACCACCTCCTACTACTTTATCTAAGATGTAAAACATCTGACCGCCTGTCATCGCAAGGACCATGACACTATCGCCTTCTTCTAGCTCATCATCTTCCCCCTCATCTAATCGGGCTGGCCAGATAAAGAGTTCTTCAGGAATGATGAGTTTGTCATTTTCGTTGAGCCTAACACTAAGAGGAGAAACAGACACAACATCACCGAGTATCAATTCCATTGGCGATTGTGCATCAACCGCATCGACGGCCAATCGCTTGATTGCATCGCTTAGTTTCATGACTGATTCCCCGTTGGGATTGTATTCTTTTCAACGACATCGATCGTCATGGTGTGTTTGGTTCCTTTAAATTCATGGCTGTCTTGATCGATCCAGTACGTTTTTTTAATGCCGATATCAGGAATGATAATGCGTACTGGCATACCGCTTTGTAATCCAGGAATACCTAGAGCTTGAATGCTTTTCAGCTCTTTTTTTACGCCTTTCCTTTGAGCCAGTCGGACATCTGCTCTCTTTTGCAGCTGTGCCTGATTGATTTCCCCTGACACTCTTTCGACGTGCTGCAGGATGCCGTATTTACTTCTAGCAGCACTATCATTCGCCACAGCCAACATCTCAATCTCTTTCTTTTGCGTAACAGTTTTCGGCTTGGTAGGTTTGGTCGTTTTCTTATCTTTTTCTTTATCTTTGTCAGTAGTCTTAGATTTCTTTTTTTCCTTCTTTAGCACCTTAATTTTTTCCACATGTGTCGCTCTCATCTTCACACGTGTGGCTGTTTCCTCAATCGAGGTGCTGTACTGATAATCAATGAGATTCACGCCTGATTCAATGACCCATACTTCGGACGGATCAGGCCAAGCTCTCAGCCCCATTTTGCCTTTAGAAGAATAAATCTGATAGTTACGTCCTGTTTGTTTCTTTGTTTCTCTTAGAGCCTGCAAGATGATGTCATATAGGCTTGTATCGTTTTTGAATACAAGTGATTTAATGACATGGCCAGTGTTAGCGATCGATGTCATCGGGATCTGAAAATCTTGTCCAAGCCGCTTCATTATCTGATCAGCCCGCTTGTTTGCAAAGACATAGACATCCTGATTCTTCACCAAATACTGAAGCATGTCGTAAGCAGTAAAAGTGATCTTTTCATTTTTAGGCGTTCTTGCAAACACTGTTCCCCTGAAAAGCTCTTTTCCCTTCCACTTGAAAAGAACAGTGTCACCCTCTGTGATGCTGTAATACTTTTGACTTCCTTGTTTTGTAACGATTGTTGCTTGTATCGAGCGGGGAGCCTGATACCTTTGCCCCCGAAGTGTCACACTCTCTGTCACAAGCTCATACATGGTGCCGCTTCTGATGGCAAAAAGCTCAATCAATGTCAGCCCCCCCTATTGTGGTATTTTTAATTTTTGACCAGGAAAAATCCAATGCCCTGGTTGTCTAATATTGCGTCTACTTCGTTTAATCATCGCGGCTTTATTTGCATTCCAAATGCGGCGCCATTTTGTGCTATCACCATAGAAGCGGCCAGAAATATCCCACAGGGTATCGCCCTTTTTAACGGTGTACACTTTTGGTGCGCCTTTTGAACTGCGTTTTTTGCTGCTCTTTTTGGCTTTCCGTTTAATTTTTCTAGGTGATGCGGTTTTGTATTCTTTCAGCTGCAGCGTGAATTCGCGATCGCCTACATCATAAGTACCTTCATTGTGATTGAAGCTTTCTATGCTGCATTGCATATTGATTTTGGTTCCTGTGACAATAAAGCGTACAGGCTTTTTTGACTTCATGAATCGCTCTATTTTGGCAATCGCATTCTCTGGTGATGGAATGCTTTTATATTCAGCGATCGGCGTATACTTTCTTGGAAAGAAAGTTGTAAATGAAATTTGGCGAGCCCCTGGTACATCCAAGAATGTGAGCTCGCCAAATTTTGATACTTTGATAGATTCATTTTGTACGTTGTTATTGAGTTCCAATTTTTCAGGAAGAACAGGGAATCGTAATTTGTCCTTCCCTTGCGAAATCCACATTTGATATTTTGATTTAGCCATCAATCACGACTCCCTTCGTTCCTGTGTTGATTTCATTTTCTAACTCATCAATGAGCATCTGCTTGATCTTCTCTGCAAGGTTTTCTGCGTCTTGGCCATTATGATAATGCTGCTCACCATTAAAATTAATAATGATCTGTTTTGATCCACCAGAAGCAGACGGTGCATTTGCTGTGCCAGCTGTTACTGTTTGCACCTGACCTTGTGAAAGCTCAGATGATGCAGCCGTGGCCGGATCGTATACGTCCATTCCTAAAGCCTGTGCAGCTTGAGCCAACAAGTAGCGACCACGTATGCCACGCTCTTCAGGAATGATCCATTCACGCTTGTTTCCTTCACCGACTCTAGCGATTTGTTCTTGCGTGATTAGACCACCGTTTGCATACCCCTTATATGGTCCACCATTTCTGATACTTCTCAATCCGGGCGTATTATAGACACTTCCATATCTGCCTTTGATGTAATTGATAGCAGCTGCAGCATTATGGATCGGGTTCCAGATGTCATTCATGCCGCTTGCCTTGTTAGAATTAAAGGTCGGATCAATGGTCTGCATTAATCCTTTAGACGGCGTTCCTCTCTTAGCGTTTGAATCCCATAGGTTGATCGCTTTCGGGTTTCCACGTGACTCATTCTGTGCGATCGTCATCAAACCAGGTAGCCAGCTCATAGATGTGCCGGTTGCCATTAAAGCAGCCATCAGCCATTGCTGAACACTAAGGTTAGATGCACCCATTCCGCTAAATGCAGCAATTAAGGAACCGGCTTGATTCTCTGCGAATTTCTTTACATCAACTGAATCAAGACCTTTGACGACACCGATCGATGCGAATTTCCCAAGACTCATCATGACGCGTGAAGGAGAATGTATATCTAATTCTTCTCTAAACGCCTGTTCTACTTTCTTCGCCATGTCCTTGGCTGCTTGTGTCACTTCGCTTCCTTTGGAACGCATACCGCTGTTGAATGAGTCAATCAGTCCACCGCCCCATGTAGGTGACTCTTGTCGGGCAGATAAGAAAGGTTGTCGGACATTTTGATCTAAGAATTGACCTGTGCCAGTTGGTGTCATATTTTGACCTGCAGCAAAGCCGGTGACAGTTTGCGCTCCATACTGCGGAGTCGATGTCTGAATTTGAGTAAATGGTTGCTTGATATTGGCTTGTTTCCACTGTTCAAGCGAAACGACTTTGCTGTTTAACCCTTTTTCAAAATCAGTGCTAAACTGTTCCCCGTATTTTGATGCGTTGCCCGCGTCTCCAATTGATACTGAGCCACTTGCAGAAGTGGAAACTGATGAAGCAGCTGCCGGTCTCATTGGAGAAGATGAGCTTGCTGAAGAGGTTGATGCACCGTTTGGCACAACAGACATTCCGAGATGTGAAGCAGCTTGAGCAAGCAACATCTTTCCTCGACCTTTATTGTTTTCAGTCGGAATGACAAACTCTTTCCCAGCCTCACCGATCCATGAAAGTGTTGGCTTTGTGATATAACCACCGGTGGCTTTCTGATCTGGCTTTTTCCCCTTAGTAGGGATTTTTTTATAACCTGTCTTTTCTTCACCTGTTTTTTCAAAAATTTTAAATACATTTCCGTTGGTTTCTTTAATTTTACCAACTACATTTCCTACAACTCCAAAGATTCCTTGCCATGACTTTTTTAAGTTCTCAGCATGCTTTTTTAATGGATTAAATACTTTCTCTTCAAACCATCCACTCACTGTCTTCCAGATACCTTTGATAATTCTCCAGGCATCTTGGAATTTCTCCCACACAAAGGAAATCGCTGGTTCTGCATATTTTTTGTATGGTTGCCACACGTATTCATCAAACCATTTGGCAAGTATAATCCAAGTGGTTTTAATCCAGTTCCACGTATTTTTAAACAAATTCCATATAAAGATAATGGCTGGCAAAGCGTAAGTTTTAAACGGTTGCCATACATACTCATCGAACCAAGTTGCAAGTATCACCCATGTTGTTTTAATCCAGTTCCATGTACCTTTGAATAGATTCCAGATAAACATGATGGCTGGAATGGCATATGTCTTAAATGGTGTCCACACATATTCATTAAACCATTCAGACAATACTCCCCATGTCTCTTTGATCCAATTCCATGTATCAACAAGTTTATTCCATACCCATCCAATGGCTTCTACTGCATATTTACCATATGGTTTCCATACCTTTTCCATGAACCAAGTTGATGCAACACCCCATATGGTTTTAATAATGTTCCAAGCAACGGTGAAAACACCAACCACAAAGTTGACGATTGGTACGACAAAGTTATAAATAGGTATGAATACTTTTTCCATGAACCAATTAGAGACTTTCTCCCAAGTGGTTTTAATTTTTGTCCATGCTTTTTCAAAAAAACCACCAATTGGTTCAGCCACGTTGTCATTGAACCAAGTAGAAATATCTTTCCATGTATCTTTAATCCACTTGATTGCATCCTCTGACCATTTGACGATCTCATCCCATTTTTTCTTGACGGTTCCGTTGTCGAACATCTTTCCAATCCATTTGCCAAGATCACCGCCAAAGATGCTTCCTAAGATTCCACCGATGACGGTTCCGATACCAGGTGCGATCATTGTTCCGATTGCGGCTCCACCGATACCGCCACCTAGATTACCAGCAAACCCACCGATCTTCTCGCCTTTATTATCATTGTTCATACCGATTAACTCTGTTGCGGCAATCAGTGTACCGAGAATAGGAATGCGTTTTCCAATACTCTTTGCACCTTTACCGAGATTTCCTAAGAATCCACCGCCACGACCTTGGTTTGGTGTCGTTGGTCTTACTGGCTCCCCTCTATTGATCCAAGGTTGCAGATATTCAGGAGGTCGTTGGTTCCTTGGCGGTCGCCCTGCTCCTCCAGAACCACCAATTACACCGCCGCTCGTTCCTGCTCCCATTCCTCCTCTTAAACCTTTGCCCCATTTGTAGGCAGCAAAAGCGCCAGAAAGAATGGATTTGAGCGGCTTTAATAACGTGGCCACTTTTCCGAGGAATGCGAGTGCAAATGCATTGGCAATCAAAGCACCAGCAATTGATCCTTCTCCTGTTAGGGCATTCCAGTTGATCTCGCCAATTTTCTTGGCGATCCGAATACCTAATTGCACAGGATCAAGAGCTTCTAAAAAGGATTCGATGAAGATCTTTCCAGCCTTTGCTCCTGCATCAGTGAAACTGTCCTCGGATGATTTGTCATCAATACCGAGTAGACCGTTGATCACACCGTTTATGATGCCACCATATGTCTTCCCGACATTCTCGGCCATCTTAAAAAGACCTGGTTTCCCAGTCTTCTCCCACCATTGGCCAAATACGTCTTTCGTATTATCAAGGACAAGCTTCCACCGAGTTTCAAAGTCCATTTTTCTGTATTTTTCTAGCTGTTCAAAGTGCTTCTTCAACTTAGGATTGTCTTTAAATTTGACCTTCAGTTCTTGTGTCTGCTTCTTGGAGAGTTTTTCTCCTGGGAACAAAATTTTGAACTGATCACCAATAAATCCGAATACGCTTTTGGTCGGATTTAAAAAGCTCTTCGCAAAGGCTTTACCAGCCTTTTCAGCTTTGTTTGATAGATCAGTCAGCACAAAGGAATATTCCCCACGCCATGTCCTGAACGCTTCTAACGCAGGTTGGAACGCAGCTGCAAGTCCTTTACCCCAAGGCATAAGAATGCTGTTGTTGATGAATGATTTGACACCCAGAAATAAGTTGGCCAAGTTGTCCGACATTTTGATCATCATGTCGTTGTATTTGCCAAACTCTTTTGTTACTTCTGGCCACGTTTTATTTATGTCCTTGCCGCTTTTTGCAAGTTTTTCGAGCTTACCTCTGGCATCACCAGAGATCGCCCCCATTTCCTGAAGCGCTGCCGTTGCGTCACCGATAGGACGCCCCGATTTAATGCCGTCATATAAACGCCCCATCCATAGCGCAACTTCTGAGAATGGCCGCTGAACACCAGCAGCAACGTCACCGACTAGCTTCATGCCTTCAGTAGTCGATAGAGCGTTCCCTGTGAATACTTGAAGGACACGACTTGACTCGAAAATCTCATCACGAGTAAATGGCGTTTGACCAGCAAAGGCCGTCAGCTCGTCCAGACGTGCATCTGCTTTTCCTCTGCTGCCGAGCAGTGTTTCAAATGCAGTGGTCATGTTCTGGCGATCCGCAACCATTTTGAGCGGCACAACAATACCGCCTGTTGCACCGGCTCCTACTCCAAGCAACCCAAGTGTGCTGGTGACAGCTGACACGATCCCTCTCAATGGCTTTGTGATAAGATCAAGAACCTTGATTGTGGTTGTGTAAGTCCGTCCCAAGTGGGTATTTGCAAATGAGACAGCTCCACGTACTGGAGCGGTGAAACGATCGATCGCATTAATCGCCACCCTGTATTCAGTTCCTAACGTGTGCCGAGTATAAGACGCTATACGGCTGACAGTACGTCGGACCATATCAACGGCTCTAATGGTATAGCTGTATCCTCGGCCAAGCTGACGCGCTGCATATGAAGCAATACGTTTGATTCCCGCCGTTGCCCGATCATAGACCGTTATGGCAAACCGTTCTACTTTGCCAAACTTTCGATCGATGTAACGACGCAACCGGACAAGCCCTGGTGTTGCCTGATCTTTAATACGCATCAGCACACTATGAGTACGCGGCATCTTACGTTGTATGAAACCATTGAACTTTCTCAATGCTTTTGTGGCCAGATCATTGACATCAAGCGTCAGCTGATAAGTTCGAGCAAGATCACGCAATACGAAACGCTGCACACGTCTTAATGCGATTGTGGCATTGTCTCTGATTCTTAAAGTGATTGGCCGCTCTGATCTGCGGCGCAATCTATCAAGGCGTTCTAGGTCCCCTCTGATCAAACGCAACTTACGCGTGATCCGGTCTTGTAATTCAAACCGAGCGGTTAAACGAGCCATGTCTTATCCTCCTTTCTTCGATTCCTTTTCAAGCACTTCTAATTTATGGGCTATTAACCCAAACAAAAAGCCCTTGAAACGCCTTGGCGCTTCATAGACCTCTAAGAGTTCAGACGGGGAGTAATGAAGCTCATGCATGCAGTAATACAGATACACAGCCTCTTTGTTCCCGTCCTTTATTAGTTTTTTGCTTCTGTTTCAAGGTCCTCAATCTCGTCTTCAAAACCGTTGACCTCAATAGCTTTGTTTAACCAGTTCGCATATTCACCGCCGACAGACAGGACACGCTTTGCCACTTCGACTGGATCTTGTGTGTTGTATGCCTCACGCAATTCCTTTGATTTGAAATCAGGGTAAATGGTTGATTCAACCGCAATACGTGCGTAGAAACGTTGGGAATCCAAGTCCTTCACACGTCCGCGACCTTTAACATTCTTATAAGTCGTGTTTTCTTTCTCCAGTTCATCGATGCGCTCTGTTGTGATCGCTTTGAATACGAATGGAATCACTTTACCTTCTTTATCAACGAAACGCTTTGAGATAATGGATTTGACCTCTTCCGCTTCTGTTGTTTGTCCTGGCATAAAGAATGAAAGATCATATGTGTTGTTTGTTTGTTTTTCGCTCATGTTTAAAAACTCCCTTTGATTTGTTTTTTTGAATGCAAAAAAGCACATCCATTTTTTGAATGTGCTTTCCAATCTTTTCATGTATAATAGAGATCGTACAATTTAATTGAACGGCTTACTCAAGGGCGGTCTGGCTCATCCCCGTTAGAAAGGGGGTGATGCTCATGTCAGCATTTGAAGCGATTAGTTTGATGATTGCTTTTGGGATTTTTACCGTAAGCATTCTGACTTTCGTCGTGACACTGTTGGCACTGTTAAAAAAGAAAAAATAGACCACCCTTGAGCTCCTGAGAAAAGTTAAAGGGTAAGGTCTATTTCAAAAGATCTTTCTAGCTTAAGGACCAAGCCAGCCCTCTTGATGGGCCAAAAATTGTACATTGGAGTCAGGATGTTTGCGCATCCTGGCTTCTTTTTATTTTATGCAAATCACTTTGCATGTAAACAAGTTTTTTCTCGAATGGTGAATGGTGGGTTCACTATTATCCCATGTATCCCATTTATCAAAAGTATATCATATTTGTACAAAAAAGTGAAAATACCTTATTTAAAAACACTCACTAGTCAGTTCTTTTGTTACATTTTCTATGGTGATTAAATTTTAAAAGGAATCTTTCAGCTTCTCAGGAAGATCAAAGTCTTCAAACGTGAAAGGAACCTCTTCTTCAAGTGCTTCCGAATCCACATCAAGCCCCGCGATCTTTGCAGAATCAAAGTTCACATCAAACAATGTGACACGCTCTGTGCCTCGTCCGGATGATTTGTCATCCAGTACAGCTTGAAGAGTGAAATATGGATCTTCTCCTTTTTTCACGTAATTGAGCATCAATTGAACGAAACGCGACGTAACTTTATAGAAAGTCGCTGTGCCGGTACCATTCGCACCAGTTGTCTTGTGACCGGTCATGCGACGGCCCATAACGTTAACTTCTGATTTATTCTTCTCCACGTTTGCTTCAAACGTTTTGATGAACGCCAATTCCTCACCATCGAGGAAAAGACGCCCTTCCTTACCTGAAATAGTATTCTGCGCTTTAAAAGCCATCTTATTTCACCTCTACATTGAAATAGAATTTTTCAGCTGCATCAACTGGTTGAACAGCTAGATCAATCAAGAAACCGTCACGATCTTCATTTAAAGCGATCGTAATATCTGTTTCAGAGTCAAAGCCAGTGATTCCAGATCCATCTTGGAGCTGCGTGAGATATTGCGTGATGAGTGTTTTCACCAGCTGCAGCCCATCATCAGATGCCGGAATGTCATTTCCGTTGGCTTTGCGTAATTTAATCAGATTCTTCAATTCACGAGTGAGATCGTTGTTGATCGCATCGAGCACGCGGATAATTTTGTTTTTCCCGAATGTCTTGTTTTTCTCCGTTGTATAGCTTGTCAGAGAGTTGATGTCCTTTTCAACGCTTACTGTTCGATCTCTCGCATCAAACGTGAACAAGAATTCCCCTTGTGATAAGCGGTATTCCACTTGGTCATTATCAAGACGTTCTAACGTATCCACAGCCCCTTCATATTCAACAAATGTCAGTGACTGATTGAAGTTGGCTCCTGCAGCTGCACCGGCAACCCATGCTGTTGCTTTTGCTGGCGTGATCTCTGTGCCGTCTTCTAGCAGAACGCCACTTGTGACATTGATAATTCCCTCGTGATCAGCTGCATAGTTCGGTAAAACACCTTGCACCTTACGACCTTGGTCATCACGCAGACGCTTGACGAAGGCCACAAATGTCGCTTTTAACTGCTCACTAGTGTTATTAGGCAGCGCGATCACGTCAAAGTATTCTGTTTCAGCTGCTTCAAGGAATGCTGTGTAATCCGCCACGCTTGGAACACCGTTTTTCCCACCGCTTAGTGTGACACCAGCAGTGATTGTCACTTCACCTTCACCAGAGAATGAAACATATTTGTTTTGCTTCAGCTCTTTGACATCAGTGACAACCTGCTTATCGACAATGTCTGTACCCACGTAAGTCACAACATCACGTTTGGAACTATCCAATACGTTTTCAGTAACTTGGATCGTGACCTCATTACCTTTCTGTCCGCCATAATTAGCAAGAACGTTGAAATTCTCGCTGATCTGAGCCTTTGCAGGCTCCCCTTCATTCAGGCGATAAAGCAAGACTGTTTGTGCTTTTTTCTTCGCTTCTCGGAAAAGAAGCAGTGATTTGTCATCGATGTTTAACCCGACTTTTTTATTTAAGTCCTCGATGCCTGAGATAGAGATGAACGTCTTAGGCTCTCCCCAACTCATCGTGATTGGAAGCGCAACGGTGCCGCGATCACCTAACGTGATACGCTGCTGTGCTGTGGTTTTGAAATTGAAGTAGATACCAGGACGCTTCTTTTCTGTACCTGGCGTGAAAGTACCTCCATTCATACTTAAACCTCCTTAGACAAAAAAGCATCAATCTGCTTCTTTGCTTCTGTTTTTGTAATTGGTTGATCTTTGATATAAAAAAGAGCACCCTCAAGGATTTCAGGCTTCACGCCAAACAATTCCTTGCTGTGCTCTTTCAAGGCTTCAAATGAAAATGCTGCTTCTTTAGGAAGAACCGGAGCGGCTTTCTCTTCTTTCACCGGCTCGCTTTTATTCTTGGCCACTTTTTATCACCCCGTCTGAAAAATTTATGTCTTCAAGGCTCGGTTGCTCATCTCGGTTGTACCAATAGGCACAATCCCATGTGAGGACAATTGTTGCCACGCCTTGATCTCCATTCCTAGTTTCTGCTCTCTTGATTCGCATATATTGATCGAGCGGTTCACCGTCTACAGCAACCATCTGAATGATATTCCGATCAGCTGACAAGGCATCTATAATCGATTCAGCCGCATCATGAGCCTGCTCAGAGTCCTTGTGAAACACTTTAATATGCAGCGTGTAGGTTTTAAGAAACGTTGAAACAGTATCGTTTTTTGTATTGACCCAAGCTGCCGGAAAGTACATCGATGGGACCTGGAACTGTTCAGGAATTTTCTTTTCGTAGACCTTCACAGGAAACCGCTTGTAACAATAATGCATGATGGAGCCGACTTCTTGATTCATTCCATCACCGCCCAAATTGTTCATCGATCCATTGCTGCAGCTTGCGATCTAGTGATTGTTCAAACATCTGTCCGAAGATGCTTAGAGCATTATCCCAATAGCCGCTGCCCTCAACCCACTGGAACTTTAGAAGCATTCCTGTTTCAGCGTTTGGATCGTATTCAAACCGGTCACCAACCCATCTACCAGGAACCCAACGTCTGCCCTGATTCTTGGAGGGATCAATGGTAAAGTGGCCATCGTTTGTGTAAGATGCGTATTCTAAGTTGGTCCCAACATCCAACGTTAGACCGCCACTGCTCATTGAAAAGACGTTTTCTTGGTCTCCCTTTTGGAATGAGTTGAGCAAACGGCGAGCATCCACTGTTTTTGTACGGATGACTTCATCCTGAACAATATCAAGAAACTCATAGCCCATTCCTTCAAGCCATTCTTCATATTCTGCTTGCAAGCCGCCATTAACAGCTGCATTCAAATCCAAATCCTCTATGAACTGATCAAGACCATCAATCCTCATAGGCTTTCACTCCTCAGCGCTATAACCTCAATATGATGGTTTTTAATCTTCCTAGGCTTTTGCAGTTTCAAAGTAACGCCTTCCCATACCACTTTGTCATTTACTCGGACATCAGCAGTAATATGAAAATGAACAAGGTACGATTGATGAATGGTTGCGTTTGGCTCCTGCTGTGTGATGGATTGGTTTTTCTCCGTAAAATAACATGGCTGCGCAACTTGATCAGGCTCATCAGGATATGAAAAGAGCGGCTGCGCATCTTGGACAGGTATTCCATAGCGATCTTTTGACAGCTGCTCTGTTTGCAAGTGATATATATCGCATCGATCCGTTAATAACGATTGATAGCTCATAGCGATCTCAATCTTAATTTGACGTTGCCTGGATCTTCTGGCGGTTCTCCCGGCTCAATGAAATCTATCAACAGGTTATACACATTTGGCTTTGAAACGGCGTTACCATCTGCCAGTGTATAAGAGTAGTCGCCAATCTTTTCTGACTTGTACCCTTTGATGATTGATTCATCACCATTTATTAGCGCGAAGAACTGTGCCATTTTAATCAATGCGATTCTTGCTTTTTCAGGAAGCGGCTGATATTTTTCACTTGTGTAATCATGACCTACGATCTTAAATACCTCAGCTTCAGCTTCGATGATGTCACTTTCCAATAGTTCATCAGATCGGCTTTTCACACTCTCGAATACGGTATATGCCCTAACATCTTCAGGAGTGATCAGCATCAGCCTTACTCTCCTGCTTTTTCTTGATGCTCGAGGATATAGGCAATTCTTTCACTCTTATCTTTGAGTTGAGACGGATCGCCGCCAAGATCAATAACAATGGCTTCTTGTTCAGTTTTGTTCATGCCTTTCAGTTCAGCTTCAGTGTAGATTTTTTCTTCTTGTTGCGGTTCTTCTTCAGCCTCTTTTGGTTCTTCTTCCTCTTTCACAGACTTATCATCTTCTTTTGGTTGATTATCCGTTTTTGGATCATCAGCAGGAACATCAAGCTGCTTACAATCAAAGAACTCATTGCCATTGAGATATTGAAATACCTTTTTCTCAATCTCTTTCTCCTGATTTAAAAGAAAGACATTCCCCATCACAGAGTATGTCTTTCCTTTGATCAAAACCGCTGTATACATGTTGATCACTCCTTGACCTTAATGATCTTAGCAACGGCATCTTCTTCCTCAAATTTGCTGTCGAGCTTCGCAGTCAACACAATGATGAATTTACGTCTGCGAATATCCTTATCAACCTCGATACGAATATTGCGAGAGAAGCCAAGGATAATGTTTTTCGGATGAGTCAATAAAATGTCTGAAACGTCTGTGCCATCCTCTCCCATTCCATATGGCTGCATGTTTGCAATACCTTTGACCGGCACACCGAATGCAGAAGAAAGTCCACCTTGTACAGCTGCATCCCCTAGATTCGTTTGACGACCCGCTACTTTGTCTTTCCATTCAACTTCTTGTCCTGGCGATGTGTAAAAACGGAATTCTTGTGGAATACGCAAATATTTAGATGGCAAAGCTTTGTAACCTTGTTTGAATACTTGGCGTGTAAGTGGTTCACCAGCAACATCTACAATATGAGATTCCGCTTGCTTACGAATACCATCAAGTTGTGCTAGATATGCATCACTAGATTTCGTATCACCATTTAGGATCAATTCTTCAATGTCTACTGCAGCACGCTCAGCAAGCATTTGCATGATAGTATTTTGTAAATTATCACCCTCGATGTTATTTTCAAGCGTGTCATATGTGATATTTACTTCAGCGATGACTTCTTTTGCATTAAGCTCCACAGTGCTTGTTGTTGGCGCAGTCTTTTGTTCATTAGTTAAACCTACACCTTCTTGACCAGGACGAAGAATCCGCTGACCAAAACCGATTTTTTCGATTTTTTGTGCATCACTATCCATTGGAATAACACGTGCATCTTGTAGCAGTGTTGGTGCATTTTGCACCATACGAATAAATGTGCTAGATTGGGTTGGATTCATTAGACCGCCTGTTTTTAACGTCCCAAGCGTCACTTCCGCTTTGTTAATTACCTCTTGATTTCTCACACTGTTTCCTCCTTTTTCTCGGCTTAAAGCAAGCCGCCCCATACCGTTTCAGATTTTTGTAAGTCTTGTTGTTGTGCATCCTCTACGCCATTACCTTGCGGACGTGCTTTTTCAAGTGCTTCGACTCTTTCAACAACTGGAGCCAATGCCTTTTCTACAGCTGCGGCCATTTCTTTTGCGACCTCTTCATCAATTTGTTTTTCTTGCGGATCAGGTTGCTGCTCGCCTTCTCCTTTTTCAAGGTCTTCAAGGCGTTTTACAACCGATGCAATTGTGTCATCTAGCATTTTTTGCAGATCTTCTTTGTTCACTTCTTCTTCCTCCTTCTCTTCCGCTTGACTTAGCAAGTTGTCGATAGCGGCTCTTGCATTTTTCAATTCAGTTAAGTTAGCAGCTGAAAACTTTCGGCCAGCTTTTGCGACTTCTTCCGCTGGCTTCTCATTTTTCAAAAAGAAATTTTTGAGCAAAGAAAAAAGCCCCTTCTCATCAGAAGCTGGCTTGTGATCCTCTTGTTTTCCTATATCTGCTGTTCCGGCCATTGAATATCCGGTGATCTCGCCCTTTTGAATCTGATTCCAAATTTCTTTGGAAGCCTTTGTCACAAGGACCCACGATCCTTTCTTGATAACTTCATCACCCATTTCAAAGTCAGACGGAGCAATGTACGATTCAACGACTTCCCCGACACCGCCTTGGAAATCATGCTGCTTGTCAATCTCACGTGCATCCTTCAGGAACCCATGAGCGGCTTTCTCGATTTCCTCTTGTGTCATGTAATCCCCATGAGCATCCGCTACGTTCGGTTCATAAACAATACCGTACACAAGACGCTGCGCATCATCAGCCTTCGCAATGACCTTGATCTCCTTTTGAAAGTCATTTTCTTTTTCTGATTTCATAAAAAAGAACTGCTTTTGATTAGCAGCCTTGTCCACGTATGAAACGTGTGTGATTTTTGCGTTTTTTAATTCCCTTGGCATATGTTCACCCCCTTTCAAAAGAAAAAGCCTTCTTTCTAAGAAGACTTCACTTATATCTTTTTAGCATATATATAGAACGAAGAGAGCTAACTAAATCTTCACATGTTTTAGTGAATTTCAGTTCAACATCTTTTGTCAGCGGTTTGGAAAAATAATTAGGAAGCTTTCGTGTATCCGTAATAATTTTAGCCATTTTACTATTAATAACTTTACGTTCTTGTAAATAAGTAATAACAGAAGGTATATCCATATCCTTAAATTGTTTTTTGTGAGCTTTCCGATCAACAGCAAAGTACAATTCATAAATCTGCATATCAAGTGCACTTAAACTTTCATACAAACTGCTGTTTTTTACAATTTTCTTTTCAGACGATTCCATCTTAATATTTTTAACACCTTTATTTTCGTCATTTTCTAAATTTGAACCATTCTCCAATTTTAATTCTTCTTCAATTTCCTCTAACTTGTTCCTAATGAAATTCAGTTCAAATCCTCCATATTTTATTGTTGCTATATCTTGAATAAGATTAGTAATAGGTTTCTTTAGCATGGCAATAACAATAATTATTAGAATCGGCCATATCATTGCTGTAACAATAGAAGATATTAATTCTAAAATATTCATAAATTCCCCTCATTCTAAAAGTAATGAGGATATTATACTATTTCATTCCATGTTTTGTAAGACTCTTCTTCTAATCTCTTCTTTTTCCTCAGCTGACAATCCTAGAATAACAGGATCAACCACAGGACCAACCGCACAATGACAATTTACTCGCTCTTTTGGTGTAAGCTGTGTATCTCTCGGAAACATGCACCGCTCTCCGCTGCCTGGTATCTCAAATTCTTCATCGAGAGGGATGATCGTTCCATCCAGCTGCACATGACTTTCTCTTGACTGATTCTTCTTCCCGCCGCTGTGCTTCCACTTCTTCCCCGTTACTGCCGGGGATTGTACATATGATTCGTGTTGAGCAACAGAAGAAGCGGTCAACACTTCAGTGACAGCTGTCACACGTGCGCGCTTCCGGCTGAATTCAGGAAGGTCCTTCAGCTCTAGTTCAATTTCTTGTATAGAGCGGTCTTCTTTTATGCCATCTTTCAAGGTTTGTTCAATAGCCTCATGAGTATTCAGCTGCATCAGCTGCGCCAATTCCTGTGACCATGATTCAATCCACTGTTCAGTTTTCTCAGAAAGCACCTTGAAAGGAATATCTGCATCGATGGAATGCATGATCTTCTCAGCCAGCTGCGTGACGGTAAGTGTTAGAAAAACAGCAGTTTCTTTTCCGAATAGCTCTGCAAATTCATCTGAAGTGAATAGATCATTATTAAAAAACGCTAGAATTGATTCTAAGGTGTCTGAATCGTCCTTGGATATAAAACCATTCAGAGCATTCAAGAAAGTCCTGCGTTGCAATCTGAGAAGTTTTGCGGTGGTTTTCTCATACTCTTCCACCAAAGAGGGAACGTCCTTCAGTTCAGGGAAATCAGCTACAGCTGCTTCTAGTTCTTCAACCTCATCCGATTCCGCTTTTTGGACAAAGGTATTGATGTTTTTTATCAGCTGATCAATCTTGCTCATTTGCGGATCTCCTCTAGTTCATCCCTAAGGTCTTTAAGGATCGATACCAATTCATTCTGAGAACCTGCTGACTTCTGAAAAACCGTATCAAGCAAGCTAGTTGATGCCTTTGGCTTCGCCTCAATTGGTCGGTGATATTCTTCCTCTGGCCATTCTTCTAATGTTTTTCCTAGAATACGGCCAGCCAGATCACGCAGATCATTCGGTGAAACTGCCCCTGCTTGAATAAACGGTGTAAGAACCTTTGCAATTTCGAGCGGATCACGAAAGTCAGGACCATTCAAAATGAGCCGCACATGCCAAAGATCGAGATCAGGAAGGAAGAGTGTATTGAGCTTGCCAGTGATGATCATTCTCTCCGGCTGAAATACCTGTTCTTCAGTTGTCTTACGAGCGGTGTCAGCTGTGGCCTTGTTATAATCCTGTGATTCGCCTGTGTAGATCGGCGGCAGACGGAAAGAAGAACGTATCTTGTTTCTCGTCTTCTCGTCGTATTCAAGAAACAACGCATCCTCCTGGAGAATCTCGGCCAGTGATTTTATATCCACCTTCACATTAGCCGGCTCTTCATCATTCGATAGCTCATCCTTTTTGGGAATCCCTTCGACTTCCAACAAAAGAAACTTATGTGCATTGTCTGATCCCTCGATGCCGTTCATGTATTCCTGCAGCTGCTCATACGAGGATTCAGACAGCATCCCATTTTCCACTGTGATGGCTGCCGGCACATGCCGCCCTTGTTTAAAGTACAGATAGTTCAGCTCTTCAGCTTTGCGCGCTCCATACATATTGACGATGTTACCAATCCAGCGGGGAACACCATATGTACCGCTGCCAATCTTAAAGTGGATGACTTCGCTTGCTACAAGATCAGAAGGGGTGTCTTCGCTGTATTCTCCTGTAGCAGCATTCATGACTCTGGGATCGCCGTACTCTTTGAAGAATACTTTTTTAGTGTTGACCTGCTGCACATACTTCCTGAATCTCTTTTTCCGTTGCAATGACTTCACTTGGCCGTTTTCTGTGTATCGGAATTCGACATCAACAGGATCACTCAGCTTACAAACTCGTAGGTATTGTGCATCCAAATATTCAATGCCCGCAGGCTTCCCGGTACCTTCTCTAAGCACTTCGACGAACCCGTTGCCTGTCCGCTCCCGATCCTCTATCACATAACCTAGAACCACTTCGGCTGACTCATCATAGTTCATATATCTGGCGAACTCTTCAAGTCTTGTCCATTCTTTCTCAGCTTCGTCTTTCTTTGCTTCAGGTGCATCCTCAGCGTTGAAGTCGAAAGTATATTCAACTCCCAAGCCGAAACCTAAAATATTTGTTTTATACGCATCGATGCATTGTTGAAGAATGGTAGAATACTCGGCCATTTGTTTGAGCTCTCTGATATTGTATGGAGGCTCGATCACATCATCTATCTCGTAATTAAATCCATCTTCATAAATCTGCTTAGTGGTTTCTGACACATTGGCTTTCATCACTGTTGCTCTGACCGTTTTCATCAGCGTGACCTCCTTTCTCTGTTCGGGCGTGTCCGCTCTTTTGGTTTCTCTTTCAGATCGGTGACCTCATAATCATCTAGCGCATACCAGATGGCCGATAAGGTGTGGGGATCAATCTTAAACTCGTCTTCTATGATGTTACCGTTCTTGTCTGTCTTGTATGTGAGCGGCTGAAGCTCATAGATCGTGTTTTTACATGAATCGGAACATATGATTTTCTTGAACCGCTTGATCTTCTTTGTGTACTGCAAACGTGATCCCTGGAACTTACGAGCAGCCACCATGTTGTATCCCCTCTTCCTGAAGTATGCGATGGTTTTCGGTTCAGCTGCATCCGCTTTGATCAGCTCTTTTGTTTTGGCAAATTCGATGAGCTCTTCTACAGTTTCATCATCGGTTGTGCCTTTTTGATAATACTCCCAATAGATGTATAGATATTTCTTTTCGTGATCGACAGCCAGTCGAATCAAAGCGTTATATGACTCTACGAAACCAAAGTCCATGCCCGCTCTAAGTAAAGGCCGATTGATATTTGAGATGGCTAACATGACATCATCATGTGGCTGCACCTCAAATTGAGGAAGAACACGAATTCCGTTTATGCCAAAATGACCTTTTCGGGCTATGCGATAAAGGTCGGGATCGTATTCTTTTAGCTCGTCCAGCTGCTTAATATAACTAACCGGAAGGAAAAGATTATCTTCAGCTGTAGAATGATGATAGTACGTATCGTTGATAGCGATAGTACGTTCCTTGTATAGCGTCTCGTCATCAAGGGTGAAGCGGTTGTTCTGATCATCCTTAAAGAAATGTCTGTACGTCCAATTATCCTGGCCGACAGGGTTCGTTGATAGGATCATGTGCAAATCCAAAGTCGGGTGACGCAAACGACCAAGTAGCTCCTTGAACCCCTCATACTTAACCTCAGAACATTCCTCAATCCAAATGATCGAGATGTTGTTGATCGACTTCAATTTGGCTGGCTTGTCCAACCCTTTGAAAATGATCCGGCTGCCATTATGAAATTTAAGCATGAGCGGTGATGTCCGGCACTGGATCACATGATCGAGTCCAAGATCATTCACGATCTCTTCAAACAGCGAAAATGTTGAATCCCTGTGTGTGTCATAGACTTCACGAATCACAAGAGCAGTTCGCTTTTCATCCAGCAGCTTTAGGATGAGTTTCAGTGCGATGTGATAACTCTTAGATGATCCATAACCTCCCACCAAGAACTGAAACTTCTGATCCCAGTCAAAAAGAAAGTCCTCAAAATGTGGATTGACCTCTTTTTCCATCAGTTGCATCAGCCATCACCTTTATTCTTCCGCTTAATTGTTATTTGTACAGAATCATCAACAGGACGTGCGGTGATCCGCTCCAGCTCTGCCTCTCTCGTTCGGTTTGCAAGATCAAGACCTCTGAGTCTTAATTCATGCTCTGACATAGTTTTCATAATGTCGTGTTTCTGCCTAATGGCTTTAAGACGCTTGTCTGTTACTCGCGTCAATGCTTCCTCTATTTCTAGGATGCGGTCAATCACAGGTAATTGGGTTTCTTCGACTTCAGTGACTACAAGACGTTCATTGATAATCGGAACGTATTTGACAACACCATTCTCACTTGTCGAAGGTGCGACATCTTTTGTTTTCCTAAGTTGCTGAAGAACACGTCGCTGATTATCGGTTAAACCATTTTCATACTTCATTATCCGCTGCATCATGCGTCGCTCTCGAATACTAAGCTCACGTATAGTCAATTCAATCTGATAGAGCGGATCGGTCTCAATCTGTTCAAAGAGCTCCTTTTCTGTGTCGTCCATATAATCGAACATGATAGATTCATATTCACCTGTCCGCACAGAATTTCTGTTTCCTTTTGGAGCACCGCCAGTATTCCCTTTTGCATTTTGGTTACCAGGTGGAGCTTTACCACCTTTATTACCTTTGGCATTTTTACTGCCTTTTGGAGCTCCAGGACGTTTAGGAGCGCTCCCTTTCGATTTAGGAGCGCTCCCTTTGAAATTATCATCCCATTTATCATTCGCTTTCCATTTACGGACAGTGCTGCTTGTCACACCCAACTCATCTGCAATGTCTTTAAGCAAGCGGGCTCCACCGCTCTCTTTCCAAAGACGGAAAGCTTCATCTCTTCTTGGATCACGCGGTCTAGCCATTACATATCACCCACCTCCGAGTTGTTGAATTAAGTTTGAGTTGTTTCGTCAATCCATATTTTACATAACAAAAATGTTCATAAATAAATTTTTCTCGCAAAATAATAAGGTGAATACAAAAATATGGAGGTTATATAATGTATCAAGTTACTTATTTAAATGAAAAGCTAGAGGAAGTTACTGAAACCCTCAATCAAAATTTAGGATCTACTTCCTTTCATTCACATGAAAGCAATGTATCAAGCGAGAGTACGGCTTCATCCACAAATTACATTTCATCTGAAAATGAAACAACAACAGGTATTTTAGAGAAAACATTGCTTTCTTTTGATTTACCTGAGTTTGTATGGCCAAGAATTCGTAAAAGACGCCACAGGATAGCAGCAAAATTGAAATACCCAATGGATATGGAAGAGAACGCTAAAAAATGTTTCGATAAAGCTGTTGCTGCAGCTCTTCTTGCCGGAGGGGGTACATTATTTACTCCTGTTGGAATGGCAGGTGCAGTCCCAGCAATGAAAGCCGCTTTTGTTTCTACACTAATAGCATGTCTAGGCGAATCATTATATAGTGCTGTAGACTTCGATGTGTTTTATGAAAGTCTCAGAGTTTAAAGTCAGCATGCAAAAATCATTTGCTTGATGACTTTTTATCACTCCTCATCTTTCTGAAGCTCTATATCAAGCTCAATGAGCTTCTTCAGATCTTCCACAGTAGACAATTTGATATTTCCTGCTTTAAAGTCTCTAACCCATTGAGAGATTCCAGCTTGAACGATTTTGCGATAGTTTTCTTTTGATTTATCAATACCTTCAGCCTGTTCAGCTTGAAGGCTCATAAGCATTTCCATCTTTTCTTCGTCAGAAAGGGAACGTGTGTTCGCTTTTTCTGTTGTCATTCTCCCTGACCTCCATTACAATAGTGGATGAGAGCGTGATATTTTCCACAAACGCGGCCGCGTCTTGATCACGCTCTTAGGCAGGGAGCTTCTTTCTGTCTTTGAAGGGAGGGTGTTGTCAGCACCCTCTTTTTTTATACAAAAAGAAGTCCTGTTTAGGACTTCTTATCTTTTTCAAAACTCAATTTTGGTAATTCAAAAATGTTATATAGAATAAAATCTATAATATCTATATATTGTATTAGTTCCCTTGATTTCGGTCTTTGAATTTCATGCACTGTCTCATTCCCAATATCTCTAATTTGATTCAGTATTTCTTTTTGTTTTTCATCGATTAATTTTCTCTCGTGAAGTTCCTCTATCTTTTCAAACAAGTTTAAATTCACCATTACAGGCTTGTTCTCTTTATCTAATACTATTTCTCCTTTTTTCATCTTTGGTCTCTTATCAATCTCATTCACTTTACATATAGCCTCGATTATCATTCTTATACCGGTATTACATAATAAATTCATTCGGTTGTTATAAGCATCTATAGCTTCATTTCTAATTCCACTTATTAAATCAGGTAAATGTTCGAACTCAAACTTCCCTTTGAACTCAATCTTCTCTATAAGTTGAAATAAATTTTCTGGATTATCTTGTTCCTTCGGTTCTTCAGGATAGACTGTATATTCTTCATAGTATTCCCTATCATTATTGGGATCTGGCCCATTTACAATATACATTTCATCATCTTTATATCTTCTTAAAAAGGAAATATTATCACAACCTCTACATTGAATTATGGAGTATTCCACATAAAAACAAATATCTGCTTCTTCATAATTTAGATAACTGTCCGTTAACTGTAATTTATGACCATCATTATTAGTAACAATATTATGATTTGTTTTTCTTTCACAAGCACTGCAATATAACTTCTCGGAGACTTTGTCCATAGGTTCCACCCTTTTTAGAATAACGATAACACTTTTCCAATAAAATGCAATTAAACAAACCATTGTTTATGAATTTGCTCCGCTATTCTCTTCAACATTAAAGGCGGAACGCTCATACCGCAGACATACTGCGTTGATGCATCCATAAAGTCATAATCCAACGGAAAAGATTGCATCAGAATAATATCCCTTTCAGAGATATAATAAGGTTCATCGTATCTAATAAAAACAGAACCGCTTGCTAGTGTTGGCGGAACTAAACTGTTTTTAACTAATACTGTATTGAAATTCCGCTCTTTACCTTCTGTTCGTTTAGTGATGTCTCCAATGTTTCCATCGGATGGACGCCGCTTAATCCATCTTTTATATGTTTTACTTGATTCATTCAGCCTTGATCCGTGTCCACTTCTAAACTCTCCATATGTGATCGGTGGTTCATTGAAAGACAATTTTATTGGTGGTAAGTTCAGGTCCTTTCTACGGCCAATAAAAAAGACCCGCTCTCTTCTTTGCGGGACTCCCATTGTGGCCGCGTTCAGCAAGAACAGCTGAACGTCATACCCTATTTCTTTTGCTCGTTCAATGACAAGTTTCACATACCCTTTTGCTTTTCCTTTGATCATGCCACTTACGTTCTCAGCCACAAAGGTTTTCGGCTTCAATCGTTCTACAGCATCCAGGTAATGAAAGAAGAGATCGTCTAGTTTTTGGACAGCTTGTCCCTCTCTGAACGCCTTTTCTTTTCCCCAATCCTCTTCTCTTTTGCCTGCAGTTGAAAATACGCTGCATGGTGGCGATCCATCGAACACATCAAGATTCATGAGTTCTTCAGGAAGATCGGAGAGCGGGATCTGGTTAAACTCTCGAATGTCCATGAGATAAGGATATTTTGGCTTATGATTCTTTTTATAGATTTTCATCATTTGCGGATCGATCTCACAGTTTCCCAGCAATTCAAACCCTGCTAATTTGTAGCCCATTGATGAGCCACCACCGCACGAGAATGTGCTGAACACTTTCAACCCATTGGAAGGGATGTTTTTTAGATCACTCAATTTCCATCTATAGATCATGTTGTCACCTACTCATTGTATGCAAAACCACATTTAGGACATTTATGTTCAAACTGATCATCTCCAAAGTCATCTAAATCAATTTCTTTACTCTCAGAGACCGTTCCACCTTGCCCTGTATGCTCCAGTTGTTGCAGAATGTCCTCTAGTTCAGTATCACTGAATCCAGTTGCACTCAGATCATATCCTGATTTCTCTAGTTCCTTAATTAGTTCAGTGAGTTTGTATTCATCCCAATCGCCATCTATCTTATTAAGAGCAATATTTAATGCTTTTTCGTCTTCCTCATTAAGCGATACAACTGATACAGGAATATCACTTGGATTTTCCTCCATCAATACTTTGAAACGTTGATGACCTCCTACGAGATGGCCAGTCCGTTCATTCCAGATGAGCGGATCAACGTATCCAAACTTTTCTATAGATTGTTTTAGTGAATCGTACTCGGGATCTCCTGGTTGTAGATCAATTCGGGGGTTATATGGTGATGGGTTAATTTTATGTACGGGAATTGTTTTGATATTCATCGCTGTTTCCTCCTATAAAAACAAATGATGCCGCCCTAGAGGCGGCATCAGCTGCTTACTTGATGTAGAATTCCGATGTGTAGAATGTACCAACAGTTTCAACATGGTTGCCATGTTTGTCGTAGCGCTCTACATCCACCTTGAATCGATACGTACCTTTTTTGTTACCTAGTGATTCCTTGATATCGAATTCATCATACTTTTTCTCTGCTGGGTTAAGCGGGTTAGGTGAATTCGTCTTGATTGTGACCCATTTCCCTTCTACTTTTCGTTGAGGAATAAGGTTTGGCCCACAAATGTAATCATTGTGATTCTGAATCGCAACAACCACAACCTTGTCCTTTCCTAAAGTATGGTTCGCTTTTTTTGGATTAGCAGATACACCAAACTTTGATGCCATGCTCATCATCTCCCTTTTTATATTTTTGCGCTCCTATCCCTCACCAAAGCACCTGCAGCCATACACCCAAAAGACGACTGTTCCCATCAAATCAGCGTTTCCTCCGGATACGGCCGCCTTGTCGTTGGTACGTTTCGCGTCTCGTTCCCATGATTTCTTCCCAATCTCGCTTTGTTATCGGATCAACATTGCTCTTCTTCTTTCGATTAGAACCAGGAGCAATGCGCTTTAATTGCTTCGTTGTTTCTACAGATAAAGAATCTCTGATCTTCATTTCACTCGCTCCTTGCCGAATAAGCACCACCTTAAGCTATTCGCTTAAATAGATTTTGAAATGATGACTACACTCCGAGAGGATGCCAAGTACAGTCAATCATCAAATAAAATGAAAAACTGTCCTCGATACGGCCGCCGCAGACCAGCTGCTATCCAGGCTCAGAATGTCCCTCTCGTATGGCCACATTCCTCAACACCTTTGTTCCGTATCCAGATACGCCATTGATAAGGGAAAGGCGCGTCTCCCAATAAAAAAAGCGGACACCAATCAAGGCACTTAGAGTGCTCAATGATCAGCGTCCGCAGGTTCTTCCTTCTGGACAAAATATTCACGTTCGTTTTGCTTGTCTCTATCATACGATGATCCATTTAGGAAAAAAGGTCCCCTTTTTATCCCCCTTTTTGTCGGCTTTTTCTCGGTTTTTTCTCGGCAAGGCAAATAAAAAAAGTGCCCACAAACATGGACACTTTGGTTCTATTATTCCCAAAACGCATCGCCTTCAGAAATAATATACTTCTGAAGAAAAGTTTCAAAATCTACATCAAGCAGCCTATACTCTAAACCGTCTTCAAATAGATAAAGGTTGGGATTTTCCTTATTTAGTATCAAGTAGCACCCTTCAAAAAGAGCGGCAATAGCTGTTCCATCAACCTGATCAAAAAAATCATTAGACAACTCGGATTCGATTTCTTCTAAACTGAAAACGTGTAATCCTCCACCCACCTTGTTCCCAAAAACTATGTCTTCAAATATTCTTGCGCCGTTATGTAGACATAAAAACTCTTTGAGATCGTCAGGCAATGCATGATGTTTCTTTTCAAATTTCTTTATATTTTCTTGATCGGCTGGGGCATTGAAGGTACAGCACTTTTCATAGACTTCACCGTCTACCGAGAATTTGATGATGTTCTTCTCATCTAATTGATTTTCAAGCTTTTCTAATATTTGCACGATCCTACTCAATCTTTCACCTTCTATCTATATCCTCTCCACCAAGGAGAAACCTCTTGTTGATGCAACGTTCTTGTGAGTCCATATAAATTACCCATTTTATTATCTCCACCATATTCTAAAGGAATAACATGGTGAACGTCTAAATCAGACCAATTCCATTTAGGATCGCCGTATTTACCAATATACCATCTGATATATTTATTACGGATATCCTTATCTCTCTTAACTCTATCTTCAGGCTTATACCATTTCATATTTGCTTTTGTTGGTGCCGGCAATGATTTACCACTATGACTATTATGAATTTGGGGATATTGATAAGCATTTTTATTAACTAAATATGTTTCAGTTGTACTCTGTTTAGTACCTGGGGCACTTCCGACCCAACCGGCAGTCAGTATATCGGATTTGTACACAAATTTCGTTGCAACCATCTTATACGTTTTAGATTTTGTAGCACCAACTTTTATCTGAGAACCTGTAAATTCTTTAGTATAAGTTGAAATTGCGTTATATTTCCCCGCATAATTATCTCCTACAAATAGAGTGCTACCTACAATTACAATAACCGGCTTCGCTTTGCCTATCATGCTACGAATTGTAGAACTATGAGTAATTGACTTTTTCGATTGATCTAACTTAAACAATGTATCAATGACGATTGTGTTTGCGACTTTAGTATTTGCGTCTGGAGTCTTATTAGTATTCTTATTCTTGGTGGATGGTTGAAGCACTACGGTGTCACCCTGTGGCATATTTCTTTGAGGTGGATCATGAGGTTGGTTTTTAAATTGTTGTCTTGCTTGATCAATTATATCAGATTTACTCTGTATTTCTTTTGCATGTCCCTTTTCGTCAACTTCCAGTACATGTGTCTCTTTGTATGTTGTGATACCATCCTTTGATTGACTAGCTTCAGCATCACTTGTCCATAACCATGCCGTCAACAGAAAAACCATAAAGAAAATCGAATAAGCAAATTTCTTCATTCTGATACTCCTTTTCCAAATTATTTACAACAAAACCAATATACAATATATGTATCTATTTATAAATGATCCTAAAATACCATATTATACAAAAACAGCACTCATATGATTCCGAGTGCTGTCGAAAGGTTAAACGTCGCTTGCTTTTTCAATTTGTAATACCGGTCTTTCTTCAAACCCAGTTCTTCACACACCTCCAAATCCTTCACCACACGCGGTGTCAGGTATTTCATCCGCATGATGTCTTGCTCAATTTCATCTAGGCTGTTTTCTAACGCTCTTTCTATCTGACGGACCTTCAGTTCATTTAAAACTTCCTGGTTCCTGAGAGAAGGAAAAAGGTCTGTTGCGCCATTTGCCTCCTGTTCTTTCCTGTTTTCTTCCTTAACCTTCAAGGCTCTATAGACCTTCAGCTCCTTAATCAAAGCATTTCGGACTTGCTTCTCATCGATCCTTGGCAGTAAACACAATTGTTCTGCTCCCATTTTTCTCAACCTCCTAAAGATATATCAGACATAAGGTTAAGATTTCGAAGTTAATTAAGGTTAGTTAGATTATAAGACTGTTAGAGTATTTAGTAGTCTCACCGTCTCGCACAGTATTGCTTAAACATATTTTCTTTATATCCATATTTTTTTGATAGTTCTTAGCAGTGTAAACTAATTTATTTTTTTCCCAATTTTCATAAGTTGAACTAGAATGAATCTTTTTACCAGGTATCAGTTTTTTAAAATTACTTTTTTTATTAAATTCATCTAACTTGCGATTTTCATTAACATAAACGACGTGAAATGAATACGAAACGTTTTTTAGATCGATTTCTAAAACAGAAAACAAAGTCCTACAGTGAACGTAACCAGAAAACAATTGTTTAGTCAATTTATCTAAATCATTAGATCCTATGTATTTCATTTCAATAATATAGCAATGATACATTCCGTTCTTCTCACTAAAATAAATACCATCTGGAAATTGTTTTATGTGAAAGAACTCTAGTCTACTCGATTCTTTATTCTTTGATTTTTGATAACAAAATGCTTTATATAGCTTCAAATTAGTTTTTTTTAAAATGTCTAAATTCATTACCACATTTTTTCCATCTATATTTTCAAAAACATTGCATGATTTATTTATTTCTTTAATATCATCATCTCTTATTAAAGCCAATGCAGAAACCATAGATTCTCCTCATTCTTCCTCATGTTCAATTTTTTCTTGGATTTCTAATGTTTTTTCAAATAAATCTTCTAGTTCTTGAGTAAACAAATCTATTTCATAACCTTGTTCGGTTATCTGTTTTTCTTCAAGATATGATCCATCGTCACTGTACTTCAATTCATAAACTTTTGTATTAAAATTTTCATTCTCTAATATTAGATTGTTTAAATGAGTAAAAAACACATCACTATGAGTAGTTATTGTAATATTAATTTTATCTTCCAATAAAAATTTAAAATATTCTAGTAGCTCTTTTATTCCCCTTAAAGACAAATGTGCTTCTGGTTCCTCTATTATAATTTTTCTGTAAGCTTTAAGCTCTACAATGAGGTATGGAATTAATCTGCTCTGTTTTGTGGAAAATAGCTCTCTCTTAATACGTGTTCCATCTTCACTCTCAATAAATTTCAAATCCCCTTCTTCATCAAGAATAGGTTCTCCCCCGAACATTCCTTTTAGCTTGTTATTAATTTTCAATGAAGTTCTAGAGAAACGATTTAAATCATCCTTAAAATTTAAGTATTCATAATTAAATAAGTGTTCACTAAACCTTATTTTCGAATTACCACTATTATAAGAATAACGATTATGATAATTTTCATTTAAAGTCTTTGTTAAAGCATTGTCCATATACAAATTTCTTTCGGAAGGTAAAAAAAGTGTTTTCCAAGTATGAGTAAAGTCTCTAAAAAGGTGATGTATAGTATAAAATTTAATATTTTTTTTGAATTGATCATACAGCTCATTTAATGGATCAATAAATTCAATTTTTTGGTCTATATTGAATATGTCATCCATTTTATGTTTGTCATTCAATAAATCCATATTAAATCTTGCCATTCCAATAAGTTCAAATGTATTCTTGAAAATTCTCAAGTACAGATTTTTTTGAACAAGAATTAATTGACAAGTAAAAGAATTATTTAAGGATATTTCAGGTGGATTTATATTTACTTCTAATTCGAGTTGTTTATTGGGCTCTTCTCTCATTAAAATTTCTTTATTCAAACCTTCTATTATTTCTTGTTTTAATTTTTCTAGATAATCCAATATATCTTGATTAATCTTTTTCATGATAGTGTTATCGAGTTTTATCTCTACATCAAAGTTAATTGGATCTTTTGATTTTAAAGCCGGATAACTTTCTAGAAACTTATTCACTTCTGACCAGTCTGCTTCAACCACTAGATCTTCTGAATATTTATTAAAAATGGTTCTAACACATTGTTGCATTTTAATACGATAATTATCTTCAATAAAAGTTTGCGCTTCTAGTAATAGTGTCTTACCTGAGCCATTATCTCCTACTATAACTGTTAAATCAGCATTTTTTAAGAATGCAGTTTTAATCGGACCTAAATTTTTAATTTTCATTTCCATTTTATCACCGCTCTCAATATCTCATTATAATTGATTATATACTAATATTTACTTTCATAGTCACGTTATTCATACAATATTTTTCAACAAAATCCGAACTCTATTTTAATTTGTGAGAGCTTGTGTAAATTAAGCTGATGAATTGACCATCACGTGTCATAATCTCAGTTTTACCGTACATTGGGGTTTCAGCCAACACCACATTGTTGGAATGACCATCTAGGATAATAACTTTAACTTCTCCTTTTTCAAAAAGCTGATCAATGGAGATGTTAGGTTCTATATGTTTATAAAGATTATTCATGCACAAGGCCTCCCATGTTATAATGAATTGTGCAGATTCAATAGAACTGGGGCCTTGTGCTTCGGTTCTTTTTATTTGCCCTGAAGAGCGTGCAAATCACGTACACACATTTTAAAGAAGTGTTCGTCCCTTAAATCTAAAGACAAATCAATCAAAGCCTTCAGATCATCTTCGGTAAGTGCCTCATCCAAGTTTTCAGCCCAAGACTTTGGAACAACCAAGGTATTTCCACTAAGGAACCTTACTAAAATGTCATCTTCAGATACTTTAAGTACATAACCTTCTTTGTTAAGTGGTTCTCTTTTGCCTTTCCTAGATGCTTTGATCCAGTCCCCTTCTAAGAATTTGTTTTTCATCTGATAATCCTCCTCCATCCTTTCCTGATCCGACTGAGCAGTTCATATTTTTTAAGTGGTTCATAGAGGTGAACACGTTGTCCATCCTCTATGCGATAAAGCAAAATCCACCGTTTTGAGCGTTTGCGTGCCATCTTAGGCAGCACCGTCTTCCTCTTCTTTTTGATCATTCCCGTCAGAATCGTCTTTCACACTTTGAGAGGAATCTAAATCTACATCAGCTGCTTCTTCATCTTTTTGCATCGGCACAGCTTCGTTGGCTTGATCCTCTCTCCAATCCCACCATTTTTCAGCGAGTGGAGCCACTGCAGTTCGGTAATCATTGATGAGATCTACGATGGCGCCGGATGACATCTCAAGCTCAGTAGCCAACTTGCGGTATGATTCACCCTCAATGCGCCGTTTCACAATGTCTGCCATATTCTCTGGGAAACCTTCTTGCTCTGGTGCCATACCTTCTTGAATGAATCGATCCACCACTTCACGTTTAATTTCCATAGGCTTTTCTTCAATTTGTGGTTTTTCTGCTGGTAAGCCCAATTCAGCCTCTAACTGTTCCGGCTCAGGCTCAGCAATGTGAACCACGCCGCTCTGGTCTACTTGATAATTTACGATTGGCCGCTCAGTGTGAGCATTGATTTGAACGTTATAGCGGACAATATCGCTCTCAATTTCAACACGCACATCGTTATCAATCATTTCAGCAAGGTTTTGAATGCTGTTTCCTAGATCCTTCGTTGAGATTTCAAGGACCAATTCTGTAACACCTTTAGGCTTGTGATTCACTTTTTTAACGAAACCATCAAAATTTACAAAAGACATATTTGTTCCTCCTCGTGGGTTGGTGTAAGAGTAGATACTTCGACTTCAATTCTTGGTGAGCTGCTGTAGAATTTGCTTACATGTAAATCGACTATCTGGCTATCATCCTGCCAAATGACTTTATTCAAGCCATCTTTAATTCCTTTGATGTAGTTATCAACATCTGGCTTCTTAGCAGGTCTCAACTCGCCTCTTTCAGCTTCTGCGGCCTTTTTCTTGCTGAAACTCTTTAATGTGGATTTGTAAACTTTAACCCTCAACACCAGAGGGCCTGTAAGTAGTTGATCAGGACGGTGATCGCTCGCAGCCAACTTAACGTATTGCTTGAAGTCTCGTGACTTCTTGGGATCGTATAATCTCGTCATTCCATTCATGTGAGTAGCTCTTGGACGCCCCTGTGCAACGGGCTCTCCGTAGACGGTGAATGCTATCTTCATTCAGATGCCTCCATTCTGGCGTTATATGTTAACACCCTGCTGCCACGTTGACTCTTGAGAGAGATGACGAGCATTTCAAGTTCATAGAGTGTTAAATTTTCAGGGTTCTTGTCCAAACTAGTTAAATATCCAATACGAGTTAATTCGTTTAAAAGGTACTCACGACGCTGTTTGCTATTAATATTTGACATGTTCATCCTCCGTATCATAAAGCGGCTTCCATTTGCCGCGACAAGTTTACAAACCTTCCGTACTCTTTCATAAAGGCAGCATTTATTGTTCCAACTTCACCATTTCTCTGCTTAGCAAAGATGATTTCGACTATATTTTTCTGCTCACTATCTTTGTTGTAATAATCGTCACGATAGAGGAACGTAACGATATCAGCGTCTTGTTCAATGCTTCCTGAATCACGTAAATCAGACATCATTGGACGTTTATCTTGCCGCTGTTCAACTCCACGTGAGAGCTGTGATAGCAAAATGATTGGGACATTAAAGCTTCTCGCCATATTCTTCAGCTCTTTGGTGATGGCACCAACCTCATAGTTTTTGCTCTCAAACTTACCGATCGGGGTAATAAGCTGCAAATAGTCAATGATGACTAAATGATTTTGATCAGGGTGATCCTTTTTCGTTTTACGGATCTGGGACCGGATATCTGCGACTGTTTGAGTGGGCTGATCATGGATGTAGATATCTAATTTTTCGTATTCACCCATAGCTTTGTTGGCTCTATCATAATCTTGATCGCTAAAGTACTTTTTTGGATTCCTCCACTTGGTGCCTTCAATTCTCCCAAGGCTACTTAACATTCGATGGGTTAACTGTGTATCTGACATTTCGAGCGAGAAAATATCAGTTACTCCACCCTTTAGTGCGTTGTTACATCCTAGGTTAAGAGCAAAAGCAGTCTTTCCCATCGATGGACGAGCTGCCACGATAATCAAATCGCTTTTTTGCCAACCACCTGTCATGGCGTTCAAGTCCGCAAGACCAGTGTCGACTCCTGTAAGATCCCCTTGATCTTCTTCCATGCTCATGAATATCTCCGTCAGAACATCCATTTTCGTCCGAGTAGCTTTAACTCCAACTTCTTGCACTTCAATGGTCTTTTGATAAAGCTCAGTGATCCCCTCATCGCATGGGGCATTAGCAAAAGCTAAAGCAGCACTTTGTAAATCTCTGAGTCTAAAAGCCTCGTAAATTAATGTTTCATATGTCTCGAAAGCATGTTTGGAGGGAACAGTACTTGCAAGATTGGTTAAGTATTCAAAGCCTCCAATTGAATTTAAAAGGTCTCCCATAGCTGCAGCGATATTGGCCAATTCAACAGGCTTACCTAGCTTGTCCACTTCCCTCATCGCTTCGAAAATCCTCTTATGCCGTTCTTCAGCAAAATGTCTGGGCTCTAGTGCCGTTTCCTTAATCAGATCACCCTCAAGGATGATACAACCTAATAAAAACTGTTCAGCTTCTACGTTTCGCAAATTTTGCATTTTGTTCCCACACTTTCTGTTTCGCTAAGAATTCGTTTTGCTCTGGTTGTTTGACTTTGATCTCTGCGATAGCAGGTGGGAATCTCTTTTCAGCAATGTGCTGGTCGATCTTTTTTAAAACCTGTTTATAGGGTTGATCCTTTAAGTTGTCAAGCCAAAGTTTAATTCTTTCTTTTCCGATCGCGTCTGTAGTGAGTTCAAACCTTGGATAGGCAGCTGCAATCCTTGTTAGGATAGACATTGCTTGCTCTTGATTCATGTCCATCAACCTCCTCCAAATTTAATCCCATTTTCTTTTGCGTATTGAGCTAGTGCGTCTAAATTACTTTGCCTATGCTGCTTTGGTTTAAATTCAGAAACATTGTTTTTAAGAGGCTGGTGTTGCTGTGTATGCCAACGATCAAGAATCGCTGATTCCAGGTATGCAAATGATTTAATACTGTCTGCTCTATGCTTTGGTTGATATTGATCGAATACCTCGTCGATCCACACCAATATGTCTTCAAGTGGGATTCGCTCCTTGAGAATCCTTTCCATGGCAGCTGAATCTTTTGGTGTTAACATCAACCCACCTTTTCGTGATAAGTACTTTTCTTCGATCTGCTGGAAAGGAGTTAAATCATTTTCTACTGAGGCTCTCTTTTCTTCTTCCTCTTCTTCTTTAATTCTTAAATTCTTTAATTCTTGATATAGTTCCGACTTCGTACCGCTTTCGTTCCGTCTTCGTTCTGCGATAGGTTCTTCTTCCGTTCTGGGTTCTGTTTCGTGATCACTCGAAAACTCTTGATATGACTCGTATTTCACAATGGTGAATAGTGTTCCTAGTTCCGTTTCGCTAACAGTGATGATGTTGTTCGTAACAAGTTTCTTAATTGAACGCATAATTGTACTTTTAGATAGCTTTTTTAGCCCTCTTCCTTCTTTATAAGCGAGGTCCTCACATAGTTTTGAGTACGATCTTATGTACTGGCCCTTATTTAATACAACTCCATTCATTCTGAAGCCATCTTGATGACTTGCTCTCATAACTAATAAAGTGAACAGTCTAAAGGTAGTCACGTCATTCCATAATTCGTGTTCTAATATTTTTCGGTGTAGCTTTACCCATCCAGTAGACAAATAACTTCCTCCTCTCCAACATCGTCAGCTAAGGCCTTTTAATCTCACATAGAGCGTACATTCCACTTATCCTAATAAAAGTAAGACCTGGCTCATTTCTTTGGATATAACCCTTTACATACGCTCTAAATAACGCAGCTTGATTACGACTTGATTTAGATAAAGACAGGTACACAAACGGAATAGGAACTTTAATGATTAGCTTCTCCCTCATTAGCTGTTTGCCAGTTCAGAAAAATGGATGATGCGGTTTAGACGATTTGTAGAACGACAATACTTACACTTTTCACATCTTCTCGGTCTTTCTCCGCCATGCTTAACCTGAACGATCCGCTCCATGTTTTTTTCTATATCTTCTAACTCAATTTCCATCCTTGACTCATCAATATTGATAACTGCTTTATCTGGTGGATCTTCTTTTGATATAGCCACAATCAAAGGCTCTAACCATTCACTACGTTCTGCTTCCTGTCTTTCTAATTCCGCATAAAGAGCCATTTGAGCAATATATCCATAGGCTTCTACAAATGAACAATAGCCCAGCTCTTGATCCCATATCCTTTCCCTAAGAGAGCGAGTCGTTTTAAGATCAGCAAAGCGTCCACCTGCAGGGTTGTACACATCGAGTTTTCCTTTCCAAGGCACTCCGAACAATTTACCTGTGATGATCACTTCTTTATCTCCTTGAAGAACAAACATGCACAAATCGTCATTCTGTATAGCTTCAATCATGAGATCAGCCAATTGATATTGTTTATAAAGCTGGCCCTTTTGTGTAAAAAGAGCAGGTGTGTTCATCTTAAATTCATCAAAGGTCTGCTCTCCTTCAAGCCATGCATGGACGTATTGTCCGAATAGAAGAGCCTCAGAGGACGGCGGCTGCCAATCACCGTTGAGTTTTGCCATTGTAGCCGCCTCACACTCTAAGAAACTCTTATATTGAGAGTTTGACATATAAGCTTGGTCGATTTCGTTAGAATAGTAATTCTCCTTGTTGATTGTCGGCATCATCATTTGCTGGCTCACCAGCCTTTACATCACTCTCTTTTTGTTCCTGCTGCTTTAGAAACTCTTCTTCGATTTTGGATTTTGTAGCACCTGAAACTTTGACGTTGAAATAATCCTCTTTCTTTGCCATACCATCACGAAGAGAAGTGTAGATGCGTCCTATTTTGAGATAATCTTGCTCAGTAAAGGCATCTAATTTGCTACCGACATATTCCTCGACCATTTCCTTCGTAACACCAAAATCAGATTTAAATGTTGTTAATGCTTTTCTTAAACGGTCTTCTAAAGGCTCTTTATGACCACTAATCAGCGTTCTTTGACACATATCAACTGCAGCATCAACAATGTCTCCTGGTATCACTCCGAGAATGCACGCGCGAACCCGACGTGCACCTTGGTTTGCAACCAGTTCATAAATATCTCTTGGATCGTTGAGCTTTGTAATGGCTCCTTTTGCTTTTCGTTCATGCTTTACCGTAAATATTTTGGTCTGACGAGTATTGGTTTCAAGATCCCATGCATAAGCCATAACAGAAGATTCTCCGGCTTTTTGTTCAAGTTCCATGATTCCGTAATCAATGTTCCCCCAATTCTGTGCCAAAGCTTCAGCCAGACGAATTGAAGGACCTGATACCTTTGTGCCACCTCGTGGATATTCGTAGACAGCATTCTCAGCTAATAGCCTACGCTCACATGCTTTCTTGATTCGTTCAAAAGCAGCATAAACATCTCGCGGAAACTTCTTTGCTATGACCATAGCTGCTTGTACTTCCTGTGCTTGCCTACTAACCATAGCTTCGGTTGTTACTGAATTTCCTGCTGATTGCTGTGAAGTTGCCATATAGTTTGAGTAATCAACATTTGACAATCCATTCATATAAGAAACCCCCATTGAATTTAGGTGCCAACCTGCTTATAATAGTGGTTGACACCATTTCTGTGTCTGGTTATTTAGATGAGTTCACTTGTTGGGAGTGAACTCTTTTATTTTGCTGTTTTAAATTCAAAATCAAGTTCCTCTGCAAGATAGCGTTCTAGATTTTCTCGCAAGATCAATTCACCCGAATTTTTATCCTCAACATAGTCATCTTCTAGCAAAATTTCTGCCCCATAAAAATCGATTCCAAAGTGTTCCTCTTGCCTCACCATATCTTTTGGATAGCCGTATCTATTAATCTCTGTGATGATCGGATGCTCAATATTCATCTTCTTCCCTCCTCTTCTGTTTAGTGTAAGCATCAAGAAATCTCTAATTTTGAGCGGATCGCATCTGCCTTTAGTTGTTGAAATTTCTCAAAGGCTTGTTTATCAGGAAATTGGAACATTGGCTTACCTTTGTTAGTCATCACGATTGATCCATTCACTTGTGATAAATAGAACTGATCAGACTGTCTCTCACTGAAAGGTTTAATAACTGGTTTAGTTCTCAAGACTTCTTTCCTCCTTAACACATTATTTGATGCTTATTCGCATCGTCCGACCGCGGATGGAGCATGATTTGAGGGGGTAGGTGTGCACTGTCCCATCCACAAGCCGGACGACAAGAATAAGCCTTGTCGTGATCTCTAAATAACGCTATAATGAGATCGATCATTTTGTTATTCATGGTTTGAAATGATTTAAGCAGTAAGTGTCGGAGCTTGCTGCTTTTTTCTGTTTTCTATTTCCGTTCTGATCTGTAATTCCAGAGCGGCTAATAAAATGAGCCCTTCCTCTGTATGACGCATCTGACATTGTTTCACGATATCTTTCGCCTTCATTAAGCGACTTGCTGTGAGCAAATACTTCATCTAGATCAATCCTCTCAATCTATTTTTTAGTGATTTTGGATATTTGATTTTTGTAATCCTCGCAGCCTGTTTTAATAAATGAACCTTAGCTTGGCTTTCGTAACGCTGAATTTGGTTTAATGATTTTGCAATATCTTTATGAGCTGCTAATGCCGTATCTACATCCGCACTCTCTAATGCTTTCATTAATCTTTTTTGTAGTTGTTCAATACAGATCATTTCAGCAGTTATCCCTTCATGATCAATACTCTTGAAAATTGCTTTTCTCATCTTCATCCCCCAAACAAAGCCATGATGGCTGTAATTTGCTGCGTGACTGCAAGTGGATCGACACCACATAAGGTTGCGATCATAGCTTCTTTTGCATTTGTCGCCTCCATCCACCGTACATATGTAGGAACATCAAGCATCTTTTGATCATTCTCAAATTTTGATATGCAGCTCCTTGAGCGACTTAACAATTCAGCCAACTTCTCTTGGGACATCCCAGCTCTTTTCCTTGCTTGTCGGAGCACTACCCCCAACCTCAACTTCCTCACCCCCTTTGTTCTGGTTAAGAACTTTTTCCAAGTTAGAACAGCTAGAAAATTTTTAAATGGTTATCATGATGAAGAAGCAACTAATTCTTTCTTTTCTCTTTCAATTTTTTCTTGATGTTCTTTCATTCGTTTAATTAAGATGCCGCTTAGGTACTTGTAAGCCCTGGCTTCTGCTTGATGAAATAGAGGGCCTTTTGTGACGGTTATTTTCAATTGGCTACATCTCCTATTCATTTTGTGATGTATCATCACAATTATGATTAAAAAATTTTGTCCATTCAAAATCTAGAATATTGCCTAAAACCTTGGCAACTCTAACACTTGGGGTTTGACCATTCTCAATCTTGGTATAATAAGACCTATCAATACCTGCTTCCCTTGCCACTTCATACTGTTTGAGACTTTTATTTGCTCTGAAATCTTTTAACCATTGATTGGACTTCAC